GAAGGTGGACAAGAAGGGTATCGCGCGGTCGACCACTTCCCTGACCAAGTCCAGCATCATCACCGACCCCCTCACGGGGCTCAAGTCGAAGGTGCCGTACTCGGTCTCGGTGTCCTCCATGATCCCGGTCGGGATCACGGTTGCCGAGGCGGAGGCGTTGTATGACGCCCTCACCACGGCTCTTGAGGCATCGACCAAGGCTCTTCTCAAGAAGATCCTTGGAGGGGAGCGTTGAGCACGCTTGAGGCTCTCGCTCTCGTGGGGCTCGTGGTGCTGATCACAATCAGCATCTCGGCCTTCGCGATTGCGACGATCGCCAAGCGTTAGGATCTCGTTGCGTTGGCTGGATTTCTACCTGAAAGGGAGAAATGAAAAGCCTGGCAACTCTCCAGCTGGCCGTCCTAGAAGACCTAGGACGTTATTTCGCCACTGACGTGCGGAGGGACGCAGAAACTATTCTGCGCCGCACTGAACACGAGGGTGAATCGTTCTTAACGATCACCTTGCCAGCCTTTGGGAAGTCCCTTGAACAAGGACTCGCCGAGGGCAAATGGCCGGATCAGGGCTTTCTTGGTTTCAAGAGAGTCCGAGGTCTCCCCGCTTTTATGCGAGGTTTCCTCATCCGTGTGTTCGATGAGAATGGATTCATATTGGATGACCCTGACGCTGATGCGGTTTGGGGTATCAGACAGGTTGTCTACCTGACTGGTAAGATGGACCGTAGCTGTACTCCCGAAAGGGAGAGAGCTGCGCTTTCATCTTTCATCCAGACTGATCGCGAACTGGCTGATCACTTCAGGGCGGGAATCCCGCTCGAAGAGTGGGAAGCGTTTGAGAGGCGCTTCTTTCAGCTGTTCGGAGAGATTCTCGATAAGATCGAGACGAAAGTCTCGGCCTTCGAGCTTCTCCCTCGTTTCGGATCCGGTGCTGTTGCAGAGGGCTTGCCCCGAGCACAGCGCTGGGATTTCCCTGAGTGGCCCCAGAGGTTGGACGCTGTCCTTCCTAAATGGCGCTACTCTAGGAATCTCCCTTTTTGGGATGATGAAACGACGATAGCCCTTGGAGCCGAACGACCCGTTAGGGTCATAACGGTTCCTAAGACGCAGGCGAAACCTCGAGTTATCGCGATCGAGCCTTCTATTATGCAATTTGCACAACAGGGGCTCAAGAACGAACTCTATACCGAAATAGAGAATTCGTCTCTTCGTGATATTCTCGGATTCACAGATCAGACTCGCAACCAGCGATTGGCACAAGTTGCCTCTATCACTGGTCAGCTCGCTACACTCGACTTGAGTGAAGCATCTGATCGTGTCCACTTGAGCGTCGTATTGCACGCGTTCAAGAAGTGGCCTCACACTCTGGATTATATCCTAGCGTGTAGGTCGCGGACCGCCGATGTGAACGGTGAAGTTGTTCATCTTCACAAGTTTGCGTCCATGGGCTCTGCTCTGACATTCCCTATCGAGGCTATGGTCTTTACGACCCTTGCCTCGCTGGGAGTGACTCAGCAGTCTCGAATCCGACCCAATCAACTGATTGGGTCTCTCAGCGTCTATGGGGACGATATTATCGTTCCCATCGACGCAGTGGGCGACGTTGTTCGCTACCTTGAACTTTTCGGGTTCAAGGTGAACAAGCGCAAGTCTTTCTGGACTGGAAAGTTCAGAGAGTCTTGTGGATCCGAATACTTTGACGGACAAGATGTTTCCGTCATTCGGCTCCGTGCCGACGTTCCGACGTCGCGTCGCGATGCAGTTCTCGTGAGAAGGTTTGTCAAATTCCGGAACCGTGCGTATACGCACGGACTCTGGGCTTTGACAAAGGCGTGTGATAATCTCCTTGCGGAGGTCCTTCACATTCCACTTCGTTCCTATCGGGACGAAATGGAAGCACCTTCGGATGTGCTCTCTCGAGTCACTTTTTCTCACGTTCCTTGGAGAGCTGTCTTTGACAGCAATCTGCAGAACTGGGTTGAGCGATTCCCGAAAGTACACTCCAAGTCTTCACCCGATGTCTCGGATGGAGAAGGAGGCCTTCTTCGGTGGTTCATAGAGAATCACGATACTGGTCAGCACCAGCCTGATCCGTATGAGAGCCAAGAACGTGCCCATACGTTCCGAATCAAATGGGCGAAGGCCGTGCGCTTACCTAAGC